GAACATCTCGTAAGGCTTGTCTGTACGCAGTCATCTCAGCAGTCATAGTAACGTCAGTAGATGCTGTCCAATCAGTCTCAGCTAGTTTGGCATCTCTAGTAGTTCGGACACCTGCCGCAGCATCAGCATCGAGCCTTGCCTGATAAGCTGTCTCGTGTTCTGCCTTAGTAGTAGTAACGCCGTCTTCTGTCGTGTCGGCAAACATATCTGTTTCTGTGTAAGCCTCTACCCAGTTACCGTTCGCGTCCTGCACTGCACCGTTACGATTTACCTGCTTATAGGCTGCGCTTGGATCAGGTTTAGGAGCTGCGAGTACAGGGTCTATGCCTAAGAACGCGCAAGTGTCTGCGTCCCACACTCGTGGCAGTGATGTGTTGCTGTGCATTCTTCTGACTTCGCCTTGAGTTTTCAGCTCGCCAGTTGATTGAATACGAAATTCCATAATACTTTCCTATGCTATTGCTAAGAAGATGTAAGTGCCTGCTGTAAAGCTAGACGTTAATGTAAAGCCGCTAGACAGCGGGTCAATGTAGTCGGTGTTAGTGACTTGAGCAGTGCCTCCGTTTAGCTGCCAGAATGGAGAATTTCCGGCAACAATACCTTGAGTAGTGTCCCAAACATACCAGTTTCCAGTAGCGTCTGTACGCTTAACCATTACGAATCTAGCACCTGCGCTAAACCCGCAATCAACATTTGTCGTGCTAGAATGAACGACAGAGCCTACTTTGCTTACTCCTGCTACTGTGGCGAAGAGGTAGGCTATATAGGTGTGGGGAGAGCCTGCGCCACTGAACGTGAACTGCGTTGATGTTGGGCTTGTATTGCCCCAAACACCGCCAGTAAACTCACCGCCTGTATCCTGAAGTTTTAAATATTTTGTGTTACCTACAGCCGATGTATACACAGACCAATCAGAAGTGTTGTTGCGGCGTTTAACAATCATCATTTCTGGGACAACCGTTAAGTTATGCGTATATGCTTCTGTGTAGTCAGCCTGAGTAAAGCCAACCACATCCATGAAGCCTGTGGCACGTTTTAAGCCGTAGCCTATGAACTGAGTGCTTGCAAAAGGCGATGGTTCATCTCTAAAGCCGTTTTGATAATCAAATTTTTGGGCTGTTTGAGTTCCCTCTGCGGCAGTGGTGGCAGTATCCAGCTGCGTTCCTTGAAGAAGGCGAGTTCCAAAACTTACTCCTCCAGTATTCACAATATATTTGTAAAATCCCAAATCGGTAACAAGGCCAGTTACAAATAGAGGGTCAGTATTAGTAGCGGTAGCCATACCAAAAACCTCAGTCCCAGACTCAGGAGTCTTCATTGGGCGGCGTATGGCTATGTATATGTAGTTGCCACCGTTAGCATTAACGGAAGCTCCTGTGCTTTTTAGCTCAAAACCAGTTGATGTTGGCGCGTATCTTTGGTCTTCCGCTTCTGCGTTAGAGCTGTTTGCCAATAACTGTTTGCCGCCACCCTGAGAATCATCTAAAGAAACAAAGCCTCTCATAGTGTCGTACATCATCCATCCATGACCACTTGCATCTGCGCGTTTAGTGATAATTAGTTGTGGCTCAAACCCACAATTAACTTGCAGTCCTTTTGTTGCATTACCTGTATAACTACCACACTTAATAATATTCTCGCTGCCATCGTCTCCAAAGCCTCCTGCGTCTGAGGCGAAAAGGTAGGCTACAAAAGATTCTCCATTGCCGTTTGTGACACTAGCGCCTCCAAGTGTAAATTCAGAATCAGTTGGAGTTGTATTATTCCACATACCTGCGGTAGCTGCTGCTGCATTGGTTTCGTTTAGCCTAAGATAATCGGTGTTGCCTAAACTTTGATGATAAACCCTCCAACCGTATGCGCCGTTAGTCGTTGACTTAACAATCATAACAGCAGGGACACTGCCAAGATTATGAGCAACAGTTCTACCCGCTGTACCATTCCCAGTATAAGTCACAACATCAAAGAATTTTTCAGCCTTGCGGAATGTCCAAGAGGCGTAGTCTCTACCTGATCCGTTCCAACCTGCAAAATCATATGGGAAAGTGTAGCCATCGCTTGCAAAATTAAGATAATTACCTCCTGCTATAGCGTTTGTATTGTTTGAAGATAAATACCCAGTTGTTTCACTTGATTGTAAGTAATGAAGATTAGTATCCGTTCTGCTTTTTGTCCAAACAACACCGCCTTCACCTGCAAGGTCAATACCATTATTTACCGTTATTGACGAACCATTACCGTCATACAAATAAGTCGAGAAGACATCCTCAGCGTACAAAGGATCGCTACCTGCATTACCCGCAGCCGCTGTTAGAGCTTTAGTTAATTTGCTCATGCGTTACTCCTAAACGTAGCTGCCAGTGTAAGCGCCGTAGAGTACGGAGGAGACTTTCCAGAACACTAATGTGTCCTTAGCAGTCAGCGTAGGAGCGACATTGCCGCCAGAGGTTACCCAAGTCATCGTAGGCCACGTTACCGTGTAACTAGCACCTGCTTCGAGCTGTAGGACGATAGCGTCACCAGAGCTGAGCGAGTCTGTAAAGGTCGTGTTAGCCGCTAGAGTCTTGGTCTGTACTGCGCCGTTCGTAGCGTCAAAGGCCACACCTGACAGGGCGTATACAGTGTCTCGTACTGTCTTGTTGGTAAGAGTCTGTGTGTTCGTAGAGGTTGTGGTGTTAGCGTCATAGCCTTGGACAGTCACGCCAATCGCAGCAGACTTTAAGATGGTTGCATCATAGGCTTCTACGTCTGTGCCAATGACTAAGCCTAAGTTGGTGCGCGCTGTAACCGCAGTTACGTCTGAGAGGTTATTGGCTATCTGCGTGTAACGAGCATTGCTTTGCGCCTGTGTGTACACGTCAGCAACATTAAACGCACCGTAAGCAATAATAGAGACGTTATCGCCTGTAACTGCTCCGGTGGTCAGTATGACTGTAGCGCCGTTAGTGGCTGTGAAGTCCGTAGTCGGGATTAGCTTAGAGCCGTTTAGGTAGACATCTACAAAGCCAACATCGTAAGTGGCTGCGAAGTTGGTCTGTCCAGATGTGGCGACATACTCTTGACGCTCCGCTGTACCGTTTACTGCACTGCCTGCCGCTGCCCAAGAAGAGCCTGAATAGACGAACATCGTGTTAGACACAGTGTTGAAATATAACGCACCTGCTTGCAATGGGTTGCCGTCATTGTCCACCGTAGGAGCTGTGGACTTAGCGCCAAGGTAAATATCAGTAAACTCATCCAGAGATGCCGCTGCGTCAGTTGCCGAAGTTGCCGCTGAAGTAGCTGAACCCGCCGCTGCTGTGGCTGATGACGCACTAGCTGTCGCACTGGTAGCAGATTCGCTAGCCTTAGTCGTTGCTATTCCTGCCTGAGTTGTTGCAGTAGAGGCGCTAGTGCTTGCTGAATTTTGAGAAACCAAAGCCGCCGCAGCACTTGTCGCAGATTCAGCAGCTTTAGTTGTCGCCGTAGAGCTGCTAGTAGAAGCAGATGATGCGCTTGAAGCCGCAGCAGTAGCGCTTGCCGCCGAAGCGTTCTGAGAAACCAAAGATGCCGCAGCAGATGTAGCACTAGCCGCAGCAGAATTTGCACTATTTGTCTCTGCTGTCTCAGCGTTAGTCTCTGCTGTTTCAGCCGCAGTTTTTGCGACAACCGCAGCATCCTTTGCAACAACGGCAGCATCCTTTGCTACAACAGAAGCGGCTCTTGCAGTATCAGAAGCCGTGGCTGAGGTAGCGCTCGCTGTGGCCGATGTTGCACTCGCCGTGGCTGATGTCGCAGCAGCAGTAGCCGAAGAAGCAGCCGCAGTTGCACTAGAAGCCGCAGCAGTCGCGCTTGCAGCAGCCGCCGCACTTGTACCCACCCAGTAAGCAGGTGAGGTTGCAGGATCGTTGCCAGTGTTAGAGTTTTGGAGAGAGGTATATAAAACACCATCTGTACCGACTGCGTTCTGATCCTCTGCATAAGTCGCTGTGGCTAACCATGCAAAACTTAGCAATACCCAGTACGCTGTCTGAGTAGAGGGGTTCTGGTTTAAATTAGTGCCTTGTAGAGATTGGTACTGTTCACCGTTATAGGTAACCATCGCACCTACTTGGTAGGTGATGCCCTGATTCCATTCTACAGAATAAAGCAAGGTCCAAGAGCCCGTGGTAGTCACAGGATTGTTATTTTGATTTCCGTTAATAAGCGATCGGTAGAATGTTCCATCCGAACCCAGAACCACGTCGGTGGCGCTGTAAATCTTAGTGGCTACCCACTGATCACCGAAATCTGTTGCAGTCTCGCCTACAGGATCTCGGACCGCAATCTGCACGTCGGCATTATCGGCAAGGATGCACTTTGCCACGCCGTCAAAAAAGATGTTTGGCTGGCGACCAGCGGCAGACAGTAGAACGGGATTAGTGTTCGGGATCGAGTTATTAATATCCGCAAAAGTAGTCTTAGGAGTCGTAGTGCCGGACTCGTAAAAGTAAAGCTTACCCTCTACTAAAGGTTCGCCAGCGTTGTCTAGGTACTGGTCAAAATCGCCGAAACGTGCCATCGTAGTTTCCTATAATCTATTTTGAGGGCTCAAAGCTTTTGAGAAGATTTTCCATTGCCTCAAATTGCTTTTCTTGATTAACGCCTCGGAGCTTATTTGCTGTTGCTCGCGCCGTTGCGCTGACGAATTGGCTCGGGCTTGTAGGAGCTGTCGCTACTGCTTCTCCAAACACCCCTGCCAAACTTGTATCAGCCTTAGTTCCGAACACCCTATCCATATCTATTGTAAATGCTGTTTGGCCAATCACGTCGTCATCAAAAGCTAAGCCGTATTTTTCAGAAAGCGTTTCCATGTCATCTAACGACTGCAACAATTTTGTGCGCCTTTGAGTGTTTGAGCTAAGCCCTCTGAGTGTGGTTCCTACCGCTGACCCTGCATACTTGCTATCTAAATCTATACCTCTGCCTACTGCGCCTTTAAATTCATCCATGGCTTCAATAGTTTCAGCATAGGTCGTATTTAGCCTGTCGTATTCTGGAAAACGATTATCTAGTAATTGATCTAGTTCAGCACGAAGCTGTTTTACTACTGATTCAGATTTTCCAGAAAGCCCTTGTTGCACTTTGCCATAGCCGACCTGCTCGTCAATAAATCTTTTAAAGTTATGAACTTCTGCCGCCGTCATATCTCGAGGGCTGGCCATTCTTTCAGCGACTCTGCTTAAAAATCCTTCTAGATCTTTTAGTCCAGTAATCGTAGCTTTACTGAAGTCAAGCGTAAAATCCTTGTTTATCTTGATTCCCATGTCTTCTAGGTTATTCTTGAAATTGTTGACAGGACCGCTAAATTCAACGTAGTCATTCGTCATATTCTTTTTAGCGTAATCGTCTATTTGAGAGCCTGCTTGCGTATTCTTCCTTTTCATTAAATTGTAGCGCTTCATCATAGAGCCGCCTACAACATCAGTGCTTCGCTCTAACAATCTGTAGCGAGTATTTTCACCAGCCTCTTTCAATATTTTAAGAGACTCAAGCATATTTTTTCGATCCGCCGGATTAGTTTCGCGGATCATTGCTATAGTGCCCTCATCAAAACCTTGCTTAATAGCAGCTTGCTGAGCTGGGTTCTTAACCGCTCTAGTCGGCACTGTCGGCTCAGGCAAAGGCCCTCTCTCGCCAACAACAGTGGGCTCTGCGCCTTTAATCTGCTCTAAGCGATAAGGTGCTGTCGTATTCCGTGTAGCTGTAGATTCGCCACCCTCAATATTCTCTCTGGCTACTCTTGCCTTAGTGGGCTCGTAAGTTCGCGCATAGCGACTGGCACTTTGCTTTCCAATGCCACCGACACCAGTAGCGCCAAGAATATTGACGCCTGCTTCAATGTTGCGAGCTGCGCGGGGATTCTCTTGGGAGAATTGGTCCCACTCCTCGGCGCCAGCCCCAAACGCTCTTTTGCCGGCCTGCATCAAAGGCTGATCAAAGAAGATGCCGAGCTGATTCATTACCTCGTCTTCAATAACGTCAGGGGTCATCCTAGACACCCCTTCACCGATGAGACCTACGCCTTTACCTACTAGGTCGCCAAGACTAGCGAAGCCTTGGCCATAAGCCTGCGTTACACCTTCTGAAACAGACTGATCGCCTTTAAGGGTAGATGCGAATATTTCGTTTGCCTTCTGAGCTCTAGTAGATTCGCCGCCGAGAGCATCAAAGCCTGCCTGAGTTGCACCAAGCGCTGCTTGGGCGCCAAGACCGATAGGCTCTCGCCTCTCTGTAGCCACAGGATCTTGAGACTGCCCAGAAACAGCCTCTTTTACTTTGGCATCAATTATCGCGTCATCTGTGCCCAGTGGGAAATATAACTCAGTCCCATCGGCCAGTATTACTTTAATCTCATCCATCAGATTCTGTTTCCTTGGGCATCATACCTTATTACTCTAGGACCTTCCGGAGTAGGATTGGGTTCTGGTTCACCAGCTCCTGCTCCCCCGCCTTGTGTCTCGCCTTGTGTCTCGCCATCTAAACCAGTGTAGAAATTTCTGTTTTGAAATCCTTCCATGGTTGTAAGCGCTCGTTCTCCGCCTTTGCCCATATCGGCGGCATATAGCTCAGCCCTGTCTATATCGAGCTCCATTTCACGAATCATATCTTCTAGCAAAGCCATGTTAGCGGCAGTGCTTTGATCTTCATTCGCCTCGATCGATGCAAGCAAATCGCCTTCACGAGCTGTAAACGCGGCTCCAAATGTCGGCTTTAATTGCTGCAATACATTTTTTCTTAGTATATATGCAAGCCTTGCTTCGTCTGCATCTGTCAGGCCCAGCGCTCTTCTTGCTTTTAAGCCGATTGCTGCAAAACCACCAGTATCTACTCTTTCAAGAATTTTAAGAGCATCTCTTAGCCTGCCAATGTTTCTAGCTTGCCTGATACCGTTTTCAAGAACTTCTTGGCCGAATCCTTCCTCAGCCGTGCCTCGAGCCCTAGCTGTAGCAACGTCGCCCTCGTAAGCAATACCTTCCTTTCTAGCCTCTGTGAGAACACTTTCTTTTTGAGCCTCATCAGTTACTAGCTGCCCATTGGGCCCGTAGACTTCTGGGGCGCCGGTGCGAGTAATTTTAACTACTGTGCCGTTATTATATGTAATTGTCTTCGCTGCGCCCATCTGGCCAGACGCGCCGCCGTAGCGCATAAACTCTTGATAATCCTCATCGCCTTCTTTAAGACCTGCGGCCTGAGCTTGTAGCTGCAAAGAGCGGAATGATGAAGGCGCGTCAGTGCTGCCAGAGATCTGGTTGTAAGCCTTACCAGCGGTAACGGCATTGTTCATCTCAGTCTTCAGACGGTCCTTGGCCTCCATATCGCCAGCCGCTGCCGCTTGCGCGAGCTGCAAGTAGCGCTTTGTATGGCTGGTGTCTACGTTAGGGATCTGGCTGAGTATCTGAAAGCGGTCCTGCATTAAGCCAAGAACACCGCCAACGTCACCTTGATCTAAAAGATTACTGGCCGCAGATGCGTCCGCAAATAAAGTCTGCTTACGTTTCTCTGCCGCCTGCTCATCTTCTAGGCCGCGCTTGCGAGCGAGCTCGTCTTCTTGCATCATCTGTTGACGGAACTGCGGGGCTTCACCGCCTACCGCTGCTCCAAGGCCCATCAGAGCTCTTTCTATGTCGATCGCCATATTGACCTCTATTAATTGGGTAGATTTGCAGCGGCCTGAGCCGCAGGGTTAAACATATAAGGATTCGCCATAGGAGCTGCTGCTATGTTTGTCGCGGCCTGAGTTGGGTTTAGAAAATTTGAAAACCCAGTAGTCTGCGCGGCTGTAAACGTCTGATTAGGATTGGTTGGAGTAAACGTATTTTGCTGCTGATTATTATTAGCATTTTGTACTATACCGTAACCAAGAGCCCCAGCGTTAAGAGCGTTTTGCACTCCACCTTGATAATCAGGCACGTTGATCTGAGCCTGAGGAGTTCCGGAAATTCCTGAAGCTATCCCTTGCTGAATGTTAGACATACCCGCACCGTAACCTTGCTGAGCTCGTGCCTCGTTTAGCGCTGCGCTATTATACTGGTCCATCAGCATATTGCGCTGACCGCCGAGCATAGTTGCTAAGTTGCTTCCTTGGTTGGCGTAGATATCGGCAAGGTTTGACGCTGCGCTGCCATACTGGTCGGCTAGTTGCTGCCCTGCCACTGTTCTACCTGTAGCAAGATTAACCCCAAGATTCCCAATCTGCTGGGCCGCAGGTAATCCGTAAGTTGTTAACTGATTGCTTAACTGATTTCCAAGAGCTTGCTGGCCCTGTAGCTGCTGAGTCCCAAGACCTGTTTGGATGTTGGCCATCGTACCCGCAGCGTTCATTCCTTGGCCAGACAAAGTGTTTAGGTTGCCAATCTGCTGTTGCAGCCCTTGTGAGGCTAGACCCTGCCCGAAGCGTTGTAATTCCTTCTGAACATTACCGCCACCGAGCCCGCCTGTAGCGCCTGCACCGGCTAGGTTAGCCCGCATACCCTGCTCACGCAAGAAAGCCATTTGCGGTGACTCTTGGTACGCCGCATTAAATGCGTCTTGTCCTAGAGCTCCTGACAATGCCATCTGCTGCTGTAGAGCTGCTTCGCCTGCTTGTTGGTAAGGCTGGATAAATCCACTGGCATCCTGAGCTCTCGCTTCTGCCTGCTGAAGCCCTAAGCCGTACTGGTTTGCGAGTTCTTGCCTACCGGTTCGGTTGAGCATATCCAGCAGATCAATCGCGCCGGTTGCCCCACCCTTTAGAGCCATCTCAGAGCCACGGAGGCCCGTAGGGATCTCGCTGCCAGTTTGGTATTGAGTTGTGGCCATCTGTGGCAGGTTGTACGATCTACCAGCCAAGGCGTCAAGATCATTAACACTGCTCGGGGTAGCCGCAGGGGTAGGCGCAGGGGTAGGCGTCGGGGTAGGCGTCGGGGTAGTCGGCACATAAGGTGGCGGTGGCGGTATTGGCCTTACAGGCTCAGGATCTACATTAATTGGAGCCGGTGGAGGCGATATAGGTAAGCCTGCTTGAGCCTCTGCTATCTGGGCAGGATTAAAACCTAGCTCTTGCGTCAGGTTGCGCTCTACGATTTCTTGAGGCGCATTAAAATACTCTGAGACATCGCCAGTGCTTGTCACGCCTTTTCTGATTAAGTCTTGAACTCTTTCTACTTGAGGCGCAGTCAAAGCCCCGCTAGTGTAAACATCAGGGGGAATATCTGTAAGACTTTGAATAATAAGCGCTTTTGGTACGCTAAAGTATTGAGCGACATCATTGACATCAACCTCACCAGAATTCAATAACGCCTTTACGCGGTCCACTGTCTCTACTGAGTAGTCAGTCCCCTTGGGCAGACCGTTTAGTTTTGCAATACTCATGGTTGCTGGCCTCCCGTCATGCCAAGGGCTTTAGCGACTTGTTCAGATGTAATAGATTCCCCCGCAGCACCTGCCGCAGCAGGTTTTAGAGGTCTACCTTCTGCCTTACCGTAATTATCGTAATGCCATTTAGCGTAGCCTTCCGCAGTGCTAAACTGAGGATCGCCTCCCTCAAGAAGCAATGCTTTCTTTGAATTGTAATCAGCAAGAATGTCTGGGTTGGCCGATAGATACCCTTGAGCCGTGTTCGCGTCCCAGTCCATCACTCCGGCGTTTGAGTATTCGATCTGCTCAAATCCCTTAAAATCTAAAGGCTGAGGATTAGTCAAGCCGCCAAGCTGCGAGTAGTCCATAGGGACGCTCTGAGCTTGCAAGTTGCCGTAGTTGATGTTGTCACCAAGGATTGCGGACCGCTGCCCCATGAGGCCGGCGAGAAGCGCCTGTTGCGCCATGTAGTCGCCGGTCTGAGTAGCATCTATCATAGGTCGGAAAGTCTGGCCGGCAAGAGAAAGGTTTTGATTCATTCCTTGCTGGCGGATGTCTTGAGCCGCTTGATAAGCAGGGAGCATGGACTCTGTGGCGCGTTGGCCGTAGTCCTTGATCATGCCAATCTCTTGCGTTCGATTCTTGGCAGACTGCTCAGCCATTTTCTCATTGGCTTTGTTCTGCATATAAGAACCGGCCAAGCTTGCGGCTCCGCCGATTGCTGCACCTATTAATGGAGCTGGCATAATATCTTCCTACTTAATTTATTCAATTTTATCACATTTTGCTGGTTAAACCGCTATCCAGCCCTGTGTTACGTCGCCGCCAATTGACGGTAGCATTTTCCTATATTCTATCGATCCTGTGGTTCCAGCGGAGTTAATGTAAAGGCTGTACTGTCTAGCCTCTACTACGCCCTCTGGCGATCCCACACCCACTATAGGGATGCTTAGGCTTGCGTCTTGAGTGAACTGCCTGAACGGCTGAGCCATGGTCCCATCGCTTTCAACGATAGGCTGGGCTGCGTTAAGCCTAGGGCCTGTCACTTATCACCACCAATGATGTTAGCGGTTAACTGTATTATTACAGGCTTGACCGCATCCGTTAGGGTGAAACGGAACACCTCAAATCTTGCTGCCCTACCATTGCGACGCCAGATGGCCCTGCGGCTGTACTCACCGATCTTGCCTATGCTGCGAGAAATAGGCCCGCTCCATGTCTTGCCGTCCTTGGACCGCTCAAGCGTGATCTGAGGATCTGCCACCGACTCATTGCCAACGCCTGACTCTACCGTGAGCTCTAAGCTTGGGAAAAACACTGACTGCATATTGTTTTGGAAAGGCTGAGTAGCAACCCTTCGAACGATTGTGTTTTCGTATTCGGTGTAGACGTTTTGATCAAACTGACCAATGCGGCCGTCAATGATGTCGCCGCAGAGAATATTGTTGTACGCCTTAACCACAGAGGACACCCTCAGGGCTCCTAGATTACCCTCTAAGAACGACTTGCGCTCATGCCATCTCTGAGATGTGGTGTCGTATACAAGCGTTGTAGCGGGCAGGGCGAAGCCTATAAAGTAGGCTCCCTTGCTGGCGTATGCCCATGAGTAAATGCTTGCAACCTGAGTATCTGACAGCTTTGATAAAAGAGAGTCAATTGCAGTCGTAGAGACTTTGACTGTACTGTTACCGTTAAGAGCCCAGATAGCCGGCCCCTCGTTCTCTCCGCCGCCAACCCACATAAAGGTATCTTGCGCGTTTACGAGAGAGTAGGGCGCGTAGCATCCTTTCTGGAGAAATAGTCCGGTCCGCTGAAAAGGAAAGTCAGCTCCGCCGATATTCTGGAAAGCTTCAAACGTCTGGCCGCCTGAGATGAATAGCTGATTCTTATAGACGACTGGAGCAACAATGTCATCGGGGTCTGACTCGGCTGTACCGAAGTCTAAAGCGTTATAGCTCAGGCCGTTATTAATGGAGCTTACTATGAACTTCTTAGAGTCTGTGGTGATTAAGAAGTAGCCATCAATAAACACAACGAACTGAGGGGCACCATTCGCTGTGAAGTCAGAATCTGTGATCTGGGCGAACGTGTCCGTAACGTGGTTATAGATATAACCGTTACCGTTAGGCACGAGCACCATTAGCTGCGTTCCGTTATCCGCCATAGAGACGCGAGCAACACCAGCAACGTCGCCGATAAAGGTCAGGCTGTAATCGTCGCCAGACTGATCTAGACGGTATAACCGCTCGCCGTTCACGAAGTACGGCTTGCCAGCCATCTCGTGTGCGCCACGGTTTACGTTATCAAGTATTCCCGACGAAGCCAGCTGAACAATGCCCTCAGTGCCAAATAGAGTTTCTTGAGACAAGCCAGTACCCTGAACAATGTTCGGATACCAGTTAGTACACTCTTGCGCTGCGATAGGTAAAGAGTCGCTGACATAGAATCCGTTCGCTATCGGTAACTGGGTTACTGGCATCTAAGATACTCCGAACAAGCAGTCCGTAACGGTTATATTGTTTGTGGTCGTAGCATTGGAAACAAAAACTTCAAGATAATCAGAGGTAGCCACGGAGACGTTATAAAACACTCCCACGTTTGCCGTATTGGATGCGGACACTAATCTGGATATTTTAGCGGCAGAAATAACAGTGCCATTTTTTGCCAAATGAACAGTTAGATCCTGATTTGTCCCAACCACATCCAAAGTCACAGAGGCCGTCAAATGAACTGTAGTGGTCGTTGAACCTGTATAGGTCAACTTGCCTGTCGTATCCACTGTGAAACTAGCAACAGATCCCGCTACAAATGTACCTGCTACTTTTACAGGAGTGCTTGTTGTAGAAATCGTTGTGGCAGTTGAGTTGCCGTGCATAGATACTTGAGCGTTTATCTCATCAGCAATAGACGTTATCTGAATGCCGTTAGTATTAACCGCCGTTACACTAATACCACTACCAGCGACAATGCTTGCAATTGTGGGAGATGCTGCGGTTGTGTTTAATAAGATCGGGAGGCCGTCAGCATTCGCCGTGAAGTTATGACTTAGCACAATACCATTCTGGGCAGAGACGTTAGCATTAACGCCTGAGCCGCTTTCAATGTTTCTGATCTTATGAACAGAACCATTAACCTCTAGGACCGGAGCGCCAGTTATTGCGCCAGTCTGAACGATTGAGCCAGTGACGCCAAGGTTGGCCACGAAGTTATCGTAGCTGATCTTGTAGTTAGTCCCGTTCACAACGTAATCAAGATAACCGCCAGCTTGGACGGTATCTTTAGCTATGAACTCGCTTTTCTTGCGACCATCGGCTCTAATTGTCATTGCGTGTTAAGCTCCAATCCAATTGCGCCAGTAGATTCGGCGAGTATCTCTGCTTCTTGTTCTGGGTAGAAATGACCAGAAATCCCGTAGCTGTCGTCTTCGTTCCCTGCACCGATAGGCAGTGTTGACGGTAATGAGGTTGGACCCATGCGGCCACCAATGGTACGCATAGTATTCATGCCCTCGCGGGCTGCTTTAACCAATCCCTCTGAAACCACGCCCCCGTAATCAGGGGAGACCTCTATCGCCATGTTAGCGATGATTCCGCGCAGCGCGCCGGTGGGTACAGTGATTTCATCTCCAAGGCTATCGACCTCGGTATAGCCAAGCGTGATGCCCTGAGCATCTAGCTGAGCCATGTAATTATTTAGAGCGAATATGTAATCTTGGTACTCATCAGGCTCGAGAGGAGACTCGGATGCTTGAACCAGAATTCGCTGAAGTGATGCTTTTGCGACCTGCGCGACAGTAGCCATTACTCGTACGTTGCTCCTTTGTTGCGCTTCTTAGCAGTTTTGGCTGCATCTTTAAACGCTTGAGCCGTGGGTGCGCCTGTTTCGCCAGCGCTACGCATTCTACCGCCTGACTTCTTTTTTGCAGCCCTGCGCTTGTGAATGTTTTCGTATAGTCCAGCCATTATTCGTACCTTGCTGATTTAGCGCCTTTACACTTCCAGCGCTTGCGACTTAGGTTATTTGGCGTATTAGGATCGTTCTGCTTCTTTTTAGGCAATCCTTTCTTGATACCTAATGATCGAGCACAATATGCGTCACCCTTCTTAGTTCCAGCGCGTACTCGTGAACCGCCACCCTTTGCCTCGCCAGCCTGCCCATAGGAGACTTTCTTGCCGGATGCGGTGACTTTTACTTTAGCTTTGCCTTTACTTGGTTTTGCCATAAAGAATCAGGGGGCCGAAGCCCCCATCCTCAGTCAGTCGCTAGACCCCAAAGCCTTTTCCGGCAAACAAGGGGTTAAATGTGGCGTACGCCGGCAAGAGATCG